CTGGGCTGCTTGAGGGATATTTGTTGTATATGTTGACATACTTTTATCCTAAAAGAAAAAGTTGTTGTTACTAAATTGACCTGTCATTTGAGCAGAGTATAACGTTGCCACTCTCTGCACATCTTGTTGGTTTAATGTTCTTCTTCTAACAAGATCCATTTGCTCCTCAAGGTAGGGTTGATAGGCTTGGGCTTGGTCAATTTTACCCGTATCAATAAAGATCTTTTGAGCGGCACCAAATGCTAGTAGTTGCCACATCGCCTCAAACACTGGTTCTGATGCTGGACTAGATAAAGCTGTTGGTTTCTTGTATACGTTCATATTTACGATATAAGCACGATCTGGAATAGGTCTAAACGTAAATGTATCTTCGAAGAATAAAACAGATGTTGGGCGAGTTGCGCTATAGCTGTAGTAGGTGCAATTAACATCCGCTGCACTTTGAATCGCAATAGGGAAAACTATACTAATTACACCAGTTAGATAGTTAATCGTACACGAGCCTGCAATTGCTCCATTAGAGTCTAAAAATGAACCCTGACCATTGTCTCTTAAAACGATCGAGTCTCCGTTGATATCAATAGAGGCAACTATCACGTTTGAAATAATTGTGCCTACACCATTTGTATAACCTGCTAATACTGGACTTGTCGTTAGTGTTGCATTAAATGGCCCTGTAGTTCCGCTACCTGTTCCGATACGTTGAGTTACATCAAGTGTTGGAAAAGTACGATTAAATATGAGAGGATCTTGGAACCATTGAGTTTCATAGCCATTAACCTGAATCAATGGTTCAACAAGAGTATAATCATTCTTCGGGAAAGAGTAGCTAGCAACAAAAGGCTCGGTATAAAACTGGTACGTTTCTTTGAGATTTAACAGTTTCATTTGTTCGGGGAGGTCATAGAGATAAAACGTATTTACGTAAAAATCTATATTCGCATCACTCAGTTTAGCTGGAGTGTCTAAAGCTGTAATCCTACGAACTTTCGTCCTTATGTCTTGTAGCGTTGCACTCATAGCCCCTCAGTAAGTATTTCCACAGAAAATCTTTTTTCATATCCTACCTGTTTATGTACTTGTAATCCACTAACAGGGTCTGATACATAATCATATTTTGGAATTTTACTATCCATCAAATGTTTGATTTCCATTTTTGTTAGTTCGTAAGTTCTCCCCGATAAAAGCTTTTGTCTAATTTCAGGTTGGTTTGGATATAGTTTTAACGTGTATTGGATTGATCCTGTCATAGGTGCTTGAAGATCAATAAAACGGCAACGGAATTTTTTCATATCCTCTTGCATACGCTTATTTAGCTCTTCTTTTCTTTTCTTAACGTCATCAGGAAGAGGGTTAGCGTTTGATTTAACGATGATTTCGGGTTCTTTGTGTACGATTGCCGAAACTGTCATATTGTCTCCTTTATAAGTTGAAAGGGGGTAGTTTCCCACCCCCTAGTTTGTTAATATGTTGCATAGTAATAAATTACGTTGCCTGCTGCACCAATCACAGCTGAACCCAAGAGTAAACCTCTAACGCCATCATTAACTGATGCGCCAGGTGTTACGTTTCCTTGTGCTAGTGTTGTTCGTGATCCTGCTGGCTCTACCATAGCAAAACTAAACGGTACAGACCCAGAAGTTGGGAATGCAAACGCTGTCGCTGCGGATGAGTTAATATCAACCACAAATTGGTCAACTGCTGGCACGGATGATATTCTACCGCTCAAACCATTCAATTGAACAGTTCCAAAGGCTGCTGGTACTTGAAGTGATACTTCTTGCCCAACTGAATATCCGTGATCAACTGATGTTGTAATCGTTGTAGATGCACCAAGTCCAATCGCTTTAATAAACTTTTGTCTAGGTTCGAACAATTGCGGGACTTGCAATTTTCTTGCTTTTACTGCTGTTGCTGGTGCTGCAAAAGACCCTGCACTCAAGCCAATTTCAAAAGTATTAGCTGCAGCAGCAGAGACTTTAAAAAACATTCCTGCAATTTGTCTCATATCAGTTGTGCCATAGATTTTCACTATATCACCATTTTGAAAACCGTGACCAACTATAGATACAACTGCTGGGTTCGCATTTGTGATTGCAGTTCCTGTTTTTTCAGGCCCTAAAACATTTTCAGCAGACGTAAATGCTGTTACACCATTAGATGCAACTGCTGCTCCATTACTAATATTTGTAGCGGTTCCAGCTGCATAGCCTTCGTACCATTCAAATTGTCCTGCTGCACTTGAATTTGTTAGTTTTAAATACTTAGCTCCCGAAACAATATCCAAAAGTTTGGATACTCCATTAGAGGTAAAGCTGCCATATACTTCCGACATATTTTATCTCCTTATGAAAGCGTTGAGTTAAGTAGGAATACCCAAGCATCGTTGGTGATAACACCAGCATAGGCCATCTTGTATCCAACAGTTGCATTGAGTGCAAGTGGTGAAGAGAAGATTGGTGGTCTATAGATGAACGAAGAGCTATAACGATCTTGTTCAACGATACAGTAGGACTCTCTACCGATTACGATTAATGGATACACATCCGCACCGTTTGCAGAGGCGTTTGGCAACTTGGCTCCAATTGAGGAGAGCAAGAAGCGAACATTTGCAACTGCGCCATACTCAGATGGCATTGTGGATTGCATGGATGGGTAGCTAAATTTGTAGGTAAACTGGGGAATGTTTTCGAATTGACCTTGCAATTGAGTCGAACCCATAGCTAGGTACGCATCTCTTGTTGGACTTGTTCCAAAACGATTTTCACCAATGATACCATCCATAAACTCATACGCATTGTTTGAACGAAGACCTTTAATGACTTCGATTATATCTGAGTATGTGAGTTCAGTTGGGTTATCACCGTTTGTACCACCAGTACAGTTTACCTGTGACATGGTAGATAGAAGACGATCTCTTGTAAGTTCATCCTCTGTTTGTCTCAATGACACTCCAAGCCTTTCCGCAGCTGCGTTAAGGACAGGATCTTGTCTTTGTAGTGTTACCTGCTCATTTAATTCTACGTAAGTACCATAGAATCCAACAACCGCATCAATGTTAATAGCGGTTAATTGTTGAGCTGGGGGAGTTTGTCCCGAATTACCGATTGGCACAAGTGCTGCTGCCAATGGATTATACCTGGTCATCCTCAGAGTTGTTCCACCATTTGCCGGCATGGTTCTATAATCCGCGCCGATTGTATGGATGAAATAAGGCACAGGAGTACTGAGCAATTTCATCGAAAATGATAGAAGAACCTGTGGAGGCAAAGTAGATGTTGTTGTAATAGACATATCTAACCTTTATTGGTTAGCGACGTCCTTGAGATGCTCGCATTTCCTCATACAATTTCTGACGCATTTCTGCCGTCATTCTTCCCGAGGCAAACTCTTCTGCGTGGTCAAGTCCACTTTCTTTTAAAGAGGAGGTTGTTCTCGGTTTCTGTAGGTTTTGCCGTATGGTTTGTTTATCCACTTGTTCAGGATGTGCCCTATCCATCATGCGGATATACCTATACGCTGCAACTCCTTTCGCATAAGGATCGCTAGTAGCTCTTAAGACTTTCGCTAGTTCTGGTTCATCTTTTATGAGTTTTCTAACGTTATCCTCGCTTACCACGTCGTCAAAATCAGTAAACTTTGATCTAAGCCTTTCCTCTGCTGTCTCTGCTTCAAACTTCACCCTCTCTTGTTGGTAGAGTTCTTTAGCCATTTTTTTTGCGAGAAACTTTACGTCTTTCGCTGTGACGATATCATCGTCTGCTAAAGCAACATCCTCTTCTTCTGGCTGAGGCTGACGGCTGACGGCTGGGGGCTGTCTTTTTTCGAAATCTTCTAATCTCTGCTCGTAGTATTCGAGTTTTTTACGCATTTCTCTCCAGTTCCGATCCTGTTTAGATTCTTGAACTTGAGCCTCTTGCGTAGGCTCTTGAACTTCTTGAGGCTGATGTGATACCTCTTGCTCTAACACATCAATTGGTTGTTCGTCATTCATGAGCTTTCCTTGGCGAATGGATTTTACTGCCTATAAGTCTAGGATGCGCCTAGCCGATAGTACTCTCAAGATAGTTTTTCAATTCTGTTTATGTCAATTTTTTGTTATATAAAGATTTAGTTTAAAGGAAATCATGAAAGAAATAGATCTTGTAAAAGGTAGAAAAAACACGAAAGAAATCAATATCTCTGAACTATCAGCAAATGCTTATTCGACTCAAGAACGGTTGCAAGTACAAGAAATAGTAGATGAGAAAAAAAAGAATCATCAAAAGATGATGGATAAGATTATTGCTGAACATCGAAACTATGACCCCCAAGGTTATTACATCGTGGTGATAAGCAAAAACGACTACACCAATACTAACGTTATCAAAACTCGGTATTTTGTGAGGTCAACAAAGCCTGAGCCAGATTGGAGCCAAGATCTTTACTACTATGATAACCAAAAAGAATGTTTGTATTTTATCTATAGCTTACCAAAACAAGAGGATACGGTTTATTTCAAAAAGAACTGGGATCTTTTTAAGCCCGATTGGATACAGCCCATGATGGATATGATAGATGCAATGTTTAACGGTACTTTGATTAATTGGGATGCTCCAGGAAAAAAAACAGAAAACTTGACGCAACCAAAAAGAGATGCTACATCTAAGGTAAAATTAATTGTTTAAAAATGTTCAGTTTAGGAGTTTACCTAAAGCATAAACAGCAAATAGGCCCAAGCAGTACATTTCTTTTTTTTCTTCTAATAAATTACATTATATTTTATCTTCAATTTATCATTCGGAAAAATGGTAAAAAATCTAAGTTCTAGATTGAGGAAGGTGTAAAATACCTTCCTTTTTTTTTATTTAAATCCTATATTCATATTACCCGTATTGTGGGTATTGAATGAATGTGAGGGAGGTTACGTGGCCTCCCTTTTTATTCAACAACGCCACTTCTTACGAGCTAGCCTTAGACGTGATTTTGGGTTTGCTGCTGCTTCTGGAAACATCTTCATTTGTCCTGCTGATCTTGCGCAATACGACTTCCTACGAGCCGATCTTTTTGGTCCTGGGTCTTTTTCCGTTACAGCCATACTAAGCTTAGAGCCTGGATTTTCTCGACGGTAGGAAGCAATTCCTTTGGGATTGAGACCCCCTGATTTAGATTTTCCCTCTTTACGTTGCCAAGCTGGTGTCTTTGCCATGGTGTTTCTCCAAAAGGTTTAGCGTGATGGTTTAGTGCGAGAAGATGCATACGTTTTCACATTTGTAGGCTTACCACGTACACCTTGTTTAACCGCTCTTTTGCGTTGAACTGCTGATTTAATTTCTGAAGGGGTCATTTGCTGAGCCTTAGATTGAGGAACGCACTTGGGATAACCCTTAGACTCAAGTTTTGCTTTTGAACGACCACAAGGCTCGTAAGACCCATCCTTGCGCTTTGCACCAATATTGACCCATTTTTCAGAAAACCATTTTTTAAGACTCATAACCACCACCCCTAGCTTTATATGTTTTTACAAGCCAAGCGTTAGCGTAAGCCGACGGATATACCTTAAATTTCTTTTTAGCTTCACTTTTAACTTTTGCATACAAAGAGGGGTTTGTTGGTTTTGGACTATTTGCCACGTTGGAAGCTCCTGAGGGTTAGAGCTAGGTTTGCTCTTTTACCAATCTTACCGCCTTTAGTTGCGGCTGATTTAAGTTTAGCAACAGGTATTTTTTTCTCCATTGGTACTTTTAAGGCTTTATGGAGTTTACCTTTTGACTTAGGATTAAGTGCTTTTTGAATAAATTTTTCCATATTATTTTTTCTTCTTTGCCATGATTTTGATACCAAGAAGCATTTTTTCGCCTTTCATATGTTTTTTCAATTTGTCTGGAGAATATTTTGCGTATTCTTTGGCGTGTTCTTTACTCACTCCAGGAAGTTTTTTATTGCTCTTATCCATCGTCGATACACTAGAGAAAGCTTTTTTAGAAGACTTTTTTTCCATTCCTTCAGACTCATGCGCTCTCGCTTTTAATGATTGTTTCTTTTTGCCTTTGTGACGCATACCCAAAGACTCTTTGAGACGGTCCATAAACCCTTCTTTCATACTAACGATCCTGTATTCTTCGCCATTTAACTACTGGAGGCTGGGTTTTAATTCTGTACCCTTCCCAAATCTTACCGTTAAACCAAGCTTTAAATTTTAATTTATCGGTTGTAGATATTTCTACCAGATCAAAAAGTATCGGACAATACATGGAAAAAGAAATCCATCCTTCACCATCTTTTTCTACCTTGCCATAGAGAACCTTTATATTATCTACAACAAGTATAGGTTTATTTTTTTGGGGAAAAACAATCATAAACCCTCAAGCTTGCTTAAGACAAAATATTAAATTATTTAGTTTATATCTACTTACGACCTAAAGTAATATTTTTTGATAATCGAACTTCGGAATTTTTAAATACCCAAATTTCTGAATTATCTAAAAAGACGACCCAATAAAGATCCCCTTCTTCTCCTGAGTCTATGAGAAAGTTTGCGTAACCGTGACCCTTAGGAGTCACCATCGA